ATATTGCATCTGCGGTTTTCATGCCACAAATTTAACACTTTTCTCAAAATCCATGCACCGAGTTTTCGGCTTGACCCCGTATAACCGATATTACGCCGGAATGGTTACAGACGTACTCCGCTTATTTGAGGCGTGTACACAACAACAATCCGGGAACTATACGCAAAAATTTCTGCGTAATAAGGATGCACTTTTACGCGGCAATGCGAGCCGGCATGGTAAAAAACAATCCTTTCAATGTATTTAAATTGCCGGCAGCCGAGCCTTCTGTTGTTTTTCTGACTGAGGAAGAATTAAATTTAATTACTGACTTGTTCCACTCCGGCGACCTTCCCGAAAATGAGCAGAACGCGCTTCGGTTCTTTCTATTTATGACGTTCACGGCAATGCACATCTCGGATGCTCGCGCTCTACAGATTGAACAGATTAAAAGTGGCCAGATACACTACCGCCGTATTAAGACTCACACGCGCGTAGATATGCCGCTATCGAAGCCTGCGGCAATGCTGGTAGAATACTACCGTGCAGGCCGAACGCGCGGCAATCTGTTCCGCAATCTTCCCACCGACCAGGCTTTCAACCGTCTTATTAAACGTGTATGCCTACGGGCCAGTATCGACAAGCCTGTCAGTGCCAAGACAGCACGCCACACATTTGCCACATTGTACTACAAAATGAACAAGGATATAGCAACACTCTCGCGCTTGCTTGGCCACACCTCGATAGAAACAACCATGATATATGCCCACACGATGAACGACGCTCGTATTGCAGGCGTAGCTGCTTTCGATGATATGCTTTAATGCTATACTCCTAAATATCAGGCAAAAAAATCACAAGCACCTCATTTTTTGCAAAATGCACCCTCGCCTGTGTATGGGCGAGGGTGCGAGCCGGTTCTCGCTCTGATAAGAGCCGGCAGTGTAGATAAAACATATCACAGAGCTTTATATGGCATCAGCTGTCTCGTTGAGCTTTCTCGCGAGGTCTCTCAATGCTTCGCGGAGGACTTCTTTTTGACTTTCGGTAAAGTCGCAGGGGTTTCCGTTGCCGTCGTAGCCGTTAAGGCGCTGATATATCCAGCTTCTGGAGAAGCCAAAGTAATCTTTTGATATATTGCCCCACTTTACATAAAGTAATATTCCCTTAAGGTTTTCCATCATTTTAGCCATGTCGTTATGTTTCTTTTAAGCCCCCTCCCCGAGGAGAGGGGGCGTCGTTTTTAATCTTCTTCTTTTAGTCTGTCAACCAGTTCTTCGATGAAGAGTTCAAGCTGCAGTGAGGGGTTGTGCTTGGAGTTTCGGAAGTTTCTCAGAGCTTCAATCAACTCCCATTCTCTTTCTGTGATTTTCTTTGACTTTTTCATGTCGTTATTTATTAGTGTTTTATCTACACCACAAAGATAGTAATATTTTTCTTACTATGCAAGTTTTAGGAAAAGAAAATGACTTTGAATACGCATTTTTTTTGCAAAAAAGACACCCTCGCCCGTGGATGAGCGAGGGTGCGAGTTTGATAGTTCTTTTAATTATAAAGTCGACGCATCACGCGCAGAATATCTTAGAATGCAGCGGCCAGCATATCGCTGGCAAGAGATTGAACGGCTGCATGTAGTTTTTCATATTGTTTGCGTCCGGCACGAGCGACGCCCGATGTGTACTTGCGCATCAAGGACGGATTTATGCCAGCTCGCTCTGCAATCTTCGATTGATTTAGGAAATTAAATCTGTCGAAGAACGAAGGCATATCATAGTGGACTACAAAATCCAGCTCGGGGATGATTTTGCCTTCTTCCTTCAGCTCCGCTTTCATTTGCTCGTAGAAGTCCTGAAGACTTCTGATGGCTTCTTCTGAAGAAGAACCATAGCCAAGAAGCCCGACATAAGGGATTTCTTCTTCGACGAAGCAGGAGAAGTATCCGTCTTTTGTCTGTTCTACTATAATATTGGCAATCATGCTGTATAATGATGATATGGTACAAATGTTCTCTTAAAAACGAGGCTGATAGCCTCGTTGTATTGATAACAATTGAAGTGTCTTAAAAGATGAAGCACGAAGCAGGGGTTTGCCCCCTGCCTGTGCGACTGAATGAGGGATTAACGTATTCCCGCATTCTTTCGGATGTATCGCTCAGTGGATGGAGGCACTTCCTTGGAGCCATGAGAGGGAACAGGGAAACGCTTGCCGGTAACTGGCGAGAACCATATTTCATGGTTTCCTCCACTGCGTATCGGATAACATCCGGCAGCGGATAATTCCGCTTTTAGTTGTCCGTACTTCATAATGTAAAAGAACTATTGTTGTTATCAACACTGCAAAGGTAGCAATTTTGCTCCATTTATCCAAATAATTTCATGATTATTTTCGGCGTCATACTATTTTTTTGCAAAAAAAACGGGACGGCCAAGCGGTCGTCCCCGTCATTATGGCGATTGATTTGCTGATTACAGGCACATGTATACGCCTGCCGCCGCTGCGGCTCCGGCGACGGTCAGCGCCCAGTCGACCCAATCCCAAGCACAGCCGTGTGCACGGTCCTTATACTCCAGCGCCGATGCCACAGCCCGCCAGCCGCCAATGCTGCCCACGCGCCGCCTGTGGCTACGCCGACGGCAAGGCCGCCAAGCAGGTGCTTCCAGCGGTTGCTCTCGCGCAGCCACGCGATAAGCCTATTCATCGACTTCTGCATATACTTTTGCCTGTGATTGTTCTCGCTCGGCCGCCGCCTCAATCTCTGCGCGCAGGGCGTCGGCTTCGGCATCGGTAATCTCGCGCCAGTTGTCGGGCGAGTCGGTGGCGGCCAAGAAGGCCTTCGGTGTAATGGTGCGGGCGAGGATGTCGACCTCTCCGGCCTGTGTGAGCTTGTGCCCCTCGGCTGCTGTAAGCACTGTAGTGGTGTACTGTGTTGTTTCCATTTAATATAAGTTTTTGGTTTGTCACCGTGTGCGGAGCTTGCTCCGCAGTTAAAATTCTTAATTCTCAATTTTTAATTCGTTCACTTAGTAAGAAGTGAGCGTAAACCCTTTGGCGGTGATTGCGGCTATCTCCTCATCTGTAAGGCGCGCAAGTACCTCCGGCTCCAGCTGGAAAGCGAGCGGAGCGTAGCCCGCCGCCGCACGGTCGAAGCTATAAGTCAGCAACGAGTCCACAAGGCTCTGGCGGTTCTCCTCGCTGCCGGCACCCCAGGAGGTGACTCCGCGAAAGGTATTGCTGGCCTCAGCGTTTTGGACGGTACCCAGATTTAGTATCTTCAGATATTTAAGAGCTGAATCTTCCTCAAAAGTAGAGTTTAGGTAGCGGACTTTTGCTGCATCGACACACTCCAATCGCTCAAGCTTATAGTCGAAGCGGAAAGAACAATGAAAGTTCGTACAATTACCCGTCGATAGCACTCCGATATTGGTAACCAAGACCAGACCTTGGAAAGCATGTTGAAGCTGGGTACAGAGCGATAAATCCACCTCCGGGACCGCAGGAAGTTTTGCACAATCCATAAAGAGGCATTTGCCGTTCCATGCCACCTTAGGCTCTACAAAAGGCACGACCGCCTCCAGTGAAGAACATTCCATAAACAAATTTTCAAGACGTGCGCATTTTGAAAAGTCAAGCCGCCCCACCTTGCGCAACTTTCTGCATCCTCCGAACATCCCCCAGCCAGTAGTGGTGCATTTCGAAAAATCAAGTGCGGGCACCACCTCTATGCCTGATTGCTCGAACACACACACCGCCGAAGTGCAGTTACTGAAATCGAGCGGCGGTATGGTCTTCAGATTTGGGCAGCGGTTAAACATAAAATCCGCCTTTGTCAAGGCCGATGTGTCGATATGTGCAATCTCAGCCAGCGAAGACTTGTCGAAAGCACACGTAGCATCAGTCACTTTCGAAGTATCAACCTTCGGAAAGTATTTAATAGTCTTGTTATCCTGGAACATATTGCTCATCGACGTAATCTCCGGGTTCCAGCCTGCATATATCTCCAGCGAGCACTCGTCACCGATGCCCGTAAGCTCAAACAGCACCTTGTCGAGTAAGGAGAGCTTCTTCACCTGTGCCCGGGTCATCACGCCGCCCTGAGTCTCCGTAGCAGTAGGCAGCGACCCGAGGCTTGCCGTAGTCGCGGAGTAGCTATCGCCGGCGCCCTTATTGTGTAACTTGCTTTTGAGCGTAACAACATCGCCGCTCGCCACAAAATACGGCTCAGTGACAATGGTCGGTGGCAGCGAGTTCACCACCTTATTCTGCACATTTGTCATAAGCCCGGCCAGCGAGTCCGTCGCTGCAGGCAAGTTCACATAGGCAGTCTCGGCATCGGTAGTGCCGTCGGCATTGTTCTGGTCGAGATGCAGTTTTATAAAGCCTGAGCGCGCGGTGATGCGTGGCGTCACTGAGGCAAGACGGCTTTTAAAGAACTCCTCAAGCTTTTTTTCTACGGATGCTATCGAAGAACCTATATCGGCAATAAGCGCAAGAGCGCGCTGCACTTTGGTGATAAAGTTGTCGGATGTCATATTTGGTAATGTCGCTGATTTTTAGTAATTTTGTGGCATGGATTCGCTGTTCGCGGCGTATCCGTCTTCTTTTGCGCTTCGGCGCAGATTAGGGAGAGAACGAGCTTCGGCTCGTTCTCTCTTTTTATTCATCATTCGATGAAGCGGCGCCGTATACGCCTATGAGGCCGGGCGGTCGAGAATACCATATCGACAGAGTCAACATCGCCGACCAGCACTACCTGAAAGCTTACGATATTGCTCACGCAGTGAGGCTCGCGGTAGGCTTCGGCATACTGCTTCTCTTTCACGAAAGCGAAGGCATACTCAAGAATCGGACCGGGACGGAAGGGAAATGAACAGTTGCGCCCGTGGGTGATGAAGAGCTCGGGCTGCACCACTCCACCATCAATCCGGTTGCGTATAATCCGGCTCAGCCATTCCCTCGGGGTATAGGCTCTTTCGTCAACATGGGCATCCAGCAGCTCGTATATACAACCATCTTCATCGATGCGCCATTCCTGATAGCCTCCGAAGAAAGCGTGCAGGCTGTTGGACTTCCGGCGAGGGCCGTAATATCGGTCGGTCGATTTGTTCGACCACTTGCAGTAGCGGAAAATCATAGGCTTGTATCCGGCATCCACATAAGGCTCGTAGCCGAGCACTTTCAGACGCTTGACGTCAGCCTCAAGGCTTATCTTGGGCAGTCCCACAGGAGTCGTCCCGGCAGAAGCATCGCCCGAAGGCTCGCGGCCGAGCACTGTTTCGAGGCGTGACACTATCTCGTCGAGCGCCATGCCGTAGGTGCTCTCAAGCCGGTCAAAGTCGCGGATGTAGGCCGGCAGCTCAATCTTGGCTGAGATGTCGCAGGGGCAGTCGCAGGGCGAGGCCGTGAGCACTACATCGAGCGACTGGAGTTTTACGACGTCGTTTGTGCTGTCGGGGTAGCGGCCGTCGGGCAGCAGACAGACAAACTCGCACTTCAGCGTGCCCGGGCCGAGTCCGTGGCGGTCGAAGAGCACCCTTATGCGGCCGTCTTCGATGACACAGTTGCGGAGCTTACCGCCTATGCTTGAGGCGACGTAATGCGGATATTTACCGGTAGTGAAGCTTGCACGCCAGTCGAACGGAGGCACGCCGATGTCGTTGCCGCTGCGGTCGGCAAGCTCGAGGACTATTGAAAAATCGGATTTGTAGTAAGGCATCAGCTGTTGATTTTAGTTTTTAATACCGACATAAGATGTGCGGCGGCGCGGGCAAATGTATAATTCTGGTCGCCGAGCTGATATGCTTCTCCGGCGCGCGTAACAGTGCCGTCCAGAACTCCGCCCCACATCAGGTCGAAGAGTTCGCGCCGGGCACTGTTGGTGACAAGCAGTTCGCCGGCATTGTTCACATAAGTGTCGTCAGACGGCTCGATGCGCTGCTGCACATCCGTGAGGCTGTCGAGAGCGATGTTTCCCCAGCCTACATAAGTGCCGTCACGCGAGTTGTCGGCCGGATAGGTGCGATACAAGATACGCGGCTCGTCGTCGGGACTCTCTGTGGTCTGGCCGTCGCCGGGCATGAAGTTGCCTATGAGTATCTGAGTACGGGCATCCGACTTGGTGGCCAGATTGAGAAACAGGCCGCCTATTGTGCCACGGCTCGTAAGCACCGGGGCTATGACGGGGTGGCTTGTGGCCTCCCGGTACTCTTCGTCCATGACGACAAGAGTGATGGGGTCGCGGAAAATCAGACTACGGGCGGCAATGTCGCCGTTAATTTTGTCGACAGACTTGCGTGCGTCCTGCTGGCTCGTATTCAAGAGCTGCATAAGTTCTGCAACCATTACATTCGTGACAGAGCCGGGATTGTAGGCCTCCCTTATTGTCTCTATAAGCTCGTTAATCTGAGATTGGTTATTATCCATAAGTAATTAATTAAATACGTCGGTGAACTGAGGCGAGAAGATGCCGGCCGCCACAGGGCTTGCCAGCATAGATGGCTCGATGTCTTCGCAGAATTTGACAGTAACGTCGACCGATGCCGGAGAGACTATGCGATGCGTGCGTTTGAAGTCTTCGGCCGAGACTATAACGCGCACATCCCGGCCGTTATAATCAAGCAGCCACACCTCCTCACTCGCTAAAAGCTCGGCCAGAAGAACAAACTCCCCGGCGTTTTTCGGGCCGGTGTTGACCGTCAGCGATGATTGAGCTTCGCGCCGCATGGAACGCGTAAAGAAGTCATCAAATGTCGCATTATATTCCCTGTATGTGTCGTCGGTGTCTTCTGTCCCGAAGCCGGCGCCGAGCTGTGCCTGACCGGTAAGCTCTATCACCTCAAAAGCGCCGAGACGGTTGCGGAACTTCAGGCGATGGCGCTCATGCGACGACATCGCTTCCTGAACTACGATTGTGCACGGCGATGCATTGTCGCGGCACACTGTCAGCACCGAAGGCAGGTAATGTCTGTCGAAAAACATGTAACGGCGGAAAGCTTCGACATCGAAGGCATAAATACCGGCAGGGAGTTCTGCCGAACAAGTATATCCGGAGCCGGCATCAACCACTATATCGCACGGCGTCGGCTGGATGAAGCAGAGCGGATAAAGTTCGGTCTCTTTTATTACGAGAGTGTCGGATGCGGTGCGAGAAGTCATGAAAAAGTTCCCTCCGGCAAGAAAGCGGCGAGTAAACACATCTTCTCCTGCGTCTAAACCCTTGAGTGTTGAATAAGGAACGCCGCCGCGCAGAGGGATGAAGCGGCGTAAGTCGTCGCCGTCGTTGTTCGACACCGTGCACAAATATTCTTCGAGAAAGGAAGAGTCTTCAAGCTCTATAAGCCACTCGGCGTCGGGAATGCCGGGACGGGCACCCGGGTCGCCGAAGTCGGGAGCCAGTGAGTCTACAATATCGGCCAGATTTACAGCTCCGGGAGTGAGCATGCGGGCGCTGTATCGCTTGCCGCAGCACTCTATATCTATCGTGCCGGGGGCGCCGTCGCGGTAGAATATCGGGTTGCGGGTAAAGGCAAAGCCACTCGGCGTCAAGGAAGGATTTACTACCGGCATACTACAGACTGTTTTGCGGTTATTACGGCTACATCTCCCACGTAGCGGCAATCGACTCCTACGCAAGACATAAAGGCGTCGCGCTCGGCCGATGGCATGGTCAGCATGCGGAAGAAGTCGAAGCGGTTGCCCGTATGCGAGCGGCTCCACTCCTTGTAGAGCGCCTCTACGTCGGACACAGCCGGTGCGGTGATGATATTATTGCTTTCCATGTTGCAAAATTGCACGTAAAGCACAAGCAGGCAAAGGACTATTTTTTAAACAGTCGTGCTACGACTTCAACGTGATAATTAATAACGATGCTTACTTCTCCAAGTGCTACTTCTACGCCAGCCACATTCTCTTCGTATACCTCATAAAGTACACGCGCACGGCACAGGCCGGAGAGTCGCTCCCCTTCTTTTGAGGGGCGTGCAAAACCTATATCAGTCCAGCGGGTAATGCGCTCGAACGAACGCGTGTACACGGTGCCGGCATTTAGCTTAAAGCCGTCGTGTTCGCGCCAGTGGTTGGCAGCAATGTACTCTCGGGCAGCCTGCTCTCTCGCCTTATCAGCCATTTCAGCCAGATCGTCGCGTCGCAGTCGCCACGCCAGATTGTGCCACGCCGGAAGGAAGGATGGCACGGGGCGTTCGGCTTCTATGTCGTAATGGCCTTGCGTATAGAGCGGGCGCACCGTAAGGTCGGCCAATGTGACGGGACGCCTTGTCTGTGTATACTGAGCCTTATCGAGCATGCAGGGAACAGCGCCCAGCACTACGGGCTGCATGAACGTCAATAAGGACTGAAGGGGACGACGCGCGGCAATCGTGACTTCGGCGGCCCGCTTGCCGTGTCGTAATATCTCGTCGTATTCTTTCCAGTATGTAGCAAACAGCCCGTCGGAGAACTGAAACAGCAGCGACAACGTTGGCGTACTCCCGTCGGCAAGCGCATAGGCTCGTCCGCTTGTATCGAGCGGATGAAAACGGCCTATCGTGGCGGCTCCTTTTACAGGGTCGGTCTCCAGCGTGTAGGCAAGCATAAAGGCAAGCGGCGTAGATGTCTCTTCGGCATCGGTGCTGTCGCTGCCTTTGATATAAGTATGCCTAAACCTGGAACCGGTAAGATAATGCGGAAGCAGGCTGCTGAACAAGTGACGCGTTGTGCCTGTATACCAATCGAAATACAACGGGCCTACAGGCACGCACTCGTCGGCGGCAGTGAGTTCAAGAGCATCGAGTCCGTCGGGCTGCGGGTCCCAATTGAAAAACGGGGTGCTGGCCTTCTTGGTTCGGCTGTTGGTCTTATCAAGTCGGTACCACTTGCACGAGCCGAACTCACTCGCCAGAAAAACACCCGTAGCCATTGAGGCATCGGCGGCACGTGCCGGAGCTTGAGCAGACCTCGTGCCCGTATCGTAAAAATCGTAGTCACCGTAGTCATCGCGGTCTTCGGGGTAGTCAATCCACCCATCGGCAAGCGGGTCGTCGTCGGGGTCGGGCGGTTCCGGCTCGTCGGGGTCGGGCGGTTCCGGCAATTCTTCGTCATCGAAGTAATCATCTCTAACGTTTCCGTCCCACCGCTCAGCCTCATTGTCGTAGGCCCAGTCGGCCACGTTATCGCCCACGCATACGTGCTCGAGGTCGGCACCTCTGGCAAAGTCCTCAAAACGCTCGGCAGCCGGAGCGGCACCCTCCAGCGACGTGCCGGCTGAGAGTTTTATATAACGGGCAGCCTCATACATGATTTTCGGGCGGCCTGTAGCGAGTGTGTCGAGAGTGAGACCGGGCCGCTGCCGTAGAATATTTTTTAACAAGCGCAAATCGACGGTGTTGCGGCTCCAGTCGATATTATACACTAACCCGAAGCGTACCCACAGTGCGTTTAAAAATTCCTCCACGGTGCAGTCAGGCACTAAATCGCTATAATATAGGCGCCCGGTACAAATAGCATCCATTGTGTTGTTAAGTACAACCAGGCGCGCCAGCTCCTTGTCGTCTTTGAACGGGTTGGAGTCGAGGGTGAGGCCGATGTCGGCAAAAAGAAGTTCGAGCAGACGCCATACCCTCAGAAACGGGGTTATACCATAGCCGGTGGGAACTGTAACCGCTGTTTCTTTTCCGTCGAGTGGCGCTTCTATTGTGTCGGGCTGATAAAATCCGGAGGCATCGGCCATATTGGCAACTGTGTGATACGTGGTGCCGTCGGCCTCTTCGGTAGCGAGCAATACCGGAAATACGGCGTAATCGCTTGTCTTAGGATTGGCAGTGCGGTATATATTCCACATCCTTTTAACGAGTTCTTCGGGGTACCCGTATTCGTAGCTTGGCAACTCTATGTCGGCGAGCTTTCGTCCGGCCCACTTCATATAGGCAATTGAGTTGTCAAAACCTATATTAAAGCTTATACCCTCGGGGCCGCTCTCTGTGATATTGAGCACGCCGGCGCGAGTCTCGGCTCCACAGACCACCACTACCGGGAACCCGGTGGCCGGGTCGTCGAGCGTGTAGATTTTATCGGGGAAACCCAGCAAACGGCGGTTGCGCGGGGTGGGCGGTACTGTGGCCGGTATCGACTGGCTGCCACGGTCGTTAAAAATCGGACTCGAGTCTTCCACATCGAGCGCAAAAGTGTCGGGAAGGTCTAGAGCCTCGTCTTTTATAAATATCTTAATCATATATTAATCCTTGTTTCGAGTGAACGGCGCCCGGGCATTGTCGAGCTTTTCTCTATATGTTTCTAAATCGTTATAGACTAGATACGCCCGGATAGCGCGTAAGCTTTCGGCTGTCTTGCGGAGGTCGGCAACAGCATCAGTGAGGTCTGCGACTTCCATAACGGTGCGCGCCGAACCTGTGTAGCCACCTTCGGCATAACCGGCAGACGGGGTTTCGACAGGTGCGCCGGGCCCGACAATTTTATTTCTACGGATTGCCTCTATAGTACCTACTGCATCGACTACACGGGGGTTATCCATGATAGGGGCCGGCACCACATACTCGCCGCGATGAACAACGCCCGCCACCTCGTAACGACCACCCGGCCCGGTGTAGCCGCCCTCTGAATAGCCGGCCAACACTCGCTCGGCGGTGGGTTTTGGTGTGGCCGTAGATGTCGCGACACGACCGGGCTGCATATTCTTTACCTTGTCGCGCTCGGCTTTGGCTACTACCACCTGTGCCACACCGGTAGCTGTGAGCATGGCTGCGGCAATTGCACCACCAATCGGGCCGAGCTGCGCGAAAGCCTGCATGATAGATACCGCGGTATTAGCTATAATCTGCGAAATTTTCACAGCAAAATCAAGGTCGGCATACTTTTTCTGTATTTCAAGTTTTTTATTTTCCTTCTCCTGTTCCAGGGCGGCGGTGTCCTCGCCGTTGTTCTCGGCCTGCCGTATCAATACATCGTATTTGGCGGCACTTGCGTCGATTTCGGCCTGCTGAATGGCTGAGAACATAGTGCCGGAAAGGTCGGCGTAATAGTCGAAGTATTTCTTGGCATTGTTTGACTGCAACACCAGACGCGCCTTCTGGTAGTTGCGTTCCGAGACGAGTCCCTGCCGGTGATAATTTTCGAGGCGGGCAAGCTCCCGGTCGAACTCCTGGCTCCACGAAAGCCCGGTCAACTCCTGAAGTTGCCACTGCTGCTCCAGATATTGATAATTAAGAGCTGCTATACGGCGCTGCTTCTCTTCTTCGAGTGCTACTCGCTGCTCAGCCGAGAGACTCTCGTGGGCCAATACGGCATCATAGACCTGCTGAAGTGCAGTGCGTTCGCGCTCGAAGATATTTTTCATGCCTTCTGCGCCCTCGGCATTTGTCATAAGCTCTCGGACGGTTTCGGCATACTTTCCTGTCTCTGTCAGGATTTCGGACTGTTTGGATTTGATTTCCGCACTGAGGCTTTCGAGAGTCTTGGCCTTATCATCTACGCTCATGGAGTCGGAAGCCTTTACCTGGTTGTAATAGTCGCGCAGCTCGTCGAGCTGCTGCTGATGCAGGGCGGCCTGTCTGCGTACGAGATAGAGATTGCCGGCTTCTTCAGTGATAACGCGGTCGCTGATATTGCGGCGTATAACTTCTGCCTCCGCATCGTAGGAGGCCTGCAGCGTGGCCAATACGTCGGCGTGCGTTTTCTCCTGCTCCTTGACCACGGCGGCATTGTACTGCTCGGTGGCTTGCCGGATGCCAGAATTGGCGGCGGCGACTTTCTCGGCTATCTTATCGAGGGTGGCCTTGTGCGCCACAGGAATTTCGGCGGCAAAATTCTCATATTCGGTAATCAGGTCTGTGTAATACTGCTTTAACTCCTCAGCCGACTTTTTTGCATACTCCGTGGCCGTCATCGTAGCCTTACGGCTGTCGATGTCGGCCTGGCGCGCATTGTGGCTCTGCTTGATTGGTGCCTCGATTTCCGCTATACTTTCTTGTGCGTATGTACCTGCTTCGCGGCCGGTAGACTTACCGAGCAGCAGCTTCTTCTCTTTTCGCAAAGCATCAATGCGGGCACTGATTATTTTATACTGGGCGTCGTCGGCACTTTTAAGGTTGGCGGTCAACTTCTTTATCTCGGCGTCAATAGTCTTTATCTTCGACACCATGGCAGAGGCAGATGTGTCGGCGTTATCGAGCGCCTCTTCTGTAGCCTTCTTCACAGGGGCAGCGATATCACCTGACGCCAAAGCCTTATTCATTCTTTTCTTAAAGTCGGCCAGTTCCTTCTCGGCCTGTGTAAATGCTTTTCGCGCCTCACCGGCCGCACGACGTGCAGAATAGTCCACGACTCTCAGACTTAGCGGATTGCCGGCTCCATTTTTCGCACGCTCCTTTGCTGCTGCGATTTCGGCATCATCCTTAGCCCATCGCTTACTTTCGACATCGGCCACAAGAGACTCCAGTTTATCGGAATACGCCTTATAACGCATCTCTTTTTCCAGCGAACTCAAATATTCGTCGAGGGCTTTTTTTGATGCGGTATATTTGCCTGTGGTTTCATCAATCTTGGCGTTATAGCCCGGTATAATCTTATTCAGCTCGGCGACTGCCTTTTTACGGCGTTCCAGCGATACATTCTCGTTATCGGCGACCATAACAAGGGCTTCGAGTTTGCCTTTCTGCTCGCCGTACTGCTTGGCGGCCTCTTTGCCGGCCTCGGCCCAGGCATTGGTCTTCTCGGCGGCATCGTCGGCCCCGGAGCAGAAAGCTATTATCGCAGTCGCGACAGTGGTTATCGCAGTCAGAACGGCGCCCCAGGGCGTAGAGGCAAACGCGAGTTTCAGTATCTTGATGGCTCGTGTCGCTCCGGTCAACCCCGCAGTCATCGCCCGAGCACTTAGTCTTACGGCGCGCAGACCCACTGCAAATGCGGCCTGAGCGGCTGTGGCCAGCTTTGTTGCTGCAGTCCAGGCTGCCGTGACTTTTGTGACTACTAATACAGCCGCCTTGTATGATAGAAGAAGGACGATGACAACTTTAATAAAGCCTGATGCACGCCCAAGAAAATCAATGAGCGCACCAATTTTTTGCACTAATGTGGTGAGGCTCTGTATCAACCATTTAATCAAATCATTCGTGCCTTCGGTCAGGCTCAGCACGAGTTCCTCGGCGGCAGAGCGGAGGCCGGCCATCGCTCCAGCCACGTTGTCGCCCATTGTGGCAGACATGGCTCGGAACTGTCCGCTTACATCCGTAACGGCATCTCTGAGGCTTGTAAGATTGTCGGCCTGCTCCAAAAAGGTAGAGAACGCTGCCACGCTTCGTTTGTCGGTAAGCTCAAGTGCCTTTGCCAGATTAACACCTTCGGCATTGAGCTTCTGCAAGCCACGAGCAAGCCCTTCGGCATTATTCACAGGTTCACCCAAAGCCTTTGCAAGCTCCCCGTTGGCATCGCAAAGGTTCAAGATAATATTTCGCGTGGCAGTGGCCGCGCTGCTGGCATCGAAGCCGGCATTGGCAAGCATACCAAGCAGAGCGGTGGTATCCTCAATACTTAGACCAAAAGAATTAGCTACCGGGCCTACAATCGACAGCGAGGTCTCCAGTTTGGAGAAGTCGAGAGCTGTTTTAGTGGTGGCCACAGCAAAGGTAGCGAGCACGTCTTCGGTTTCGCTCGCATCCTTGTGGAATATTCGCAGAGCTGCGCCGGCAAAGGCCGCCGCACTGGCCAGGTCGGTGTCAACGGCCTTGGCAAACTTCAGCACAGCGCCCTCCATCTGTAAAATCTGGTCTTTCCCGAAGCCGAGCTTTGCAAGTTCTATCTGAAGGCCGGTAACCTGTGCAGCGGAATAGGATGTGGTGGCGCCCAACTGTCGGGCGGCAGCTTCCATATCCTTTATGCCCTCTTTCGTGGTTCCGAGGATGGCGGCCAGCTTGGCGTTCGCCTTCTCGAACTCGACAATCAGGTTAAAGGCATCCTTGAAGGCGCCTGTCACAAGCGCAAAAATCATCAGCCCGATACCATTAAAGAAGCCTATCATAGTCTGCTTCATCTTGGTAAGAGAGAAAAAGCCCCCACGAAGTCCGCGAGCAGAGGCATCTGCCTTGTCGAGCGCCGCCGATACTTTGGCAATCTCTTTTCTTAATTCGTCGTAACGCTTGGGGTCTGTGGCCTTCGATGTATTGTTAAACTCCTTCTGCAAGTCCTTCAGGCGCTTTTTCAGTTGGCTCACCGTCATAGAGGTGAGGTCGAACCTCTTGGCAACCTGCTCCATTTTGGCGCGGTTCTCCGTCAATTCTTGCGAATATTTCCTAATGGAATTTTGCAGATTTACCCACTCCGCCGAGCCTTTCTTTCCCTCGGCTTCAAGTTGGGTCATCGCCTTGCGGTTGCTGTTTACCGACTTTTGAAGTCCCTTGTTGGCCTTCTCCAGTTTATGAAATTCTTCCTGTGCCTGTGTCGCGTTCAGCGTCAAAACCCAGTTTATATAGTCGGGATTTAATTTTGCCATTGCGTTAACGTATTTGGTGAACGCAAAGGTATTTAGCGAATTTAGCCCGATAAAGGACGAAAAAAAAGGACCCCGAAGGAGTCCCTTTTATGTCATTTAATAATTATTATTCAGCACATACCGTTTCCATCGCCGCAGTCGGCGCCATAGCCATTACCGCAGCCGTGGCCATCTCCGGCATCGCAGTCCGAGCTGTCGCCATCGCCCCAATCGGAGCAATCCCCGTCGTCATATTCGGGCCAATCATCATAATCCCCGACCGTGCTCGTTTCGTCGGCAGAAGGGCTGCCATACCCACAGCCGCCACCTCTGCGGTCTTGTGACAGTACAGACTCTTTCATTCTACGCCTCGCCCTGGCAGCCTCACGAGTCCGTTCTGCCATTTTTTCACGCCCTTCCTCTGTAAAGGTATAGTACCACACGTTTGCCGCAAGGGCGACGACGATAAGAAGCAGCCAACTTATAATCGCGGCCCACATACTCATGCCTAATGCCACGAATATGAATGGCAATATCAAAATAACTATTAATATTATGAGTGTCATACCGCAAGCCCTTTCTTTAATAATTCTGTAATAAGCTGTGAGGTGGAGGTGTGGTCTCGCATAGCCATGTCGCGAAGATGTGAAACCAAGCTCACCGGGAGTGTTACCGAGATTTTCATCCTCGGCTCTCCGTCTATCAATCTACGCCCGGCGCCTTCGCGGGCACCTCCGCTTCCAATACCGCCCATAGTGCTTTATCAATTAGTTTATGCAAAGGTAGTTATAATATTTGAAATAGTCGTATGTATTCAAATAAAAAATATATGTTATACAACATATAATGCCCGGGGCATATAAACGCCCGGGCATTATACTATGGTCAGAAGGAGGCTGTTGGTATGTCGTTCTCTTCAAGGTCGGCGTCGGCCGGCCGGGCAAGCGTCACAAGGTCGCGCCGCAGCATAGTGAGATATTGCAGCTTCGCCAGCACGTCCCGCGGATTGTCTTCGTCGACGGCTTCGTTTGCAAGCAGTATCGAGCTTATCGCCCAGTCGAGAGCATCAATATAGCCCCGGTAAGTGGCATCGAAGTTCTGAAGGGTGTCGAGTACATCGGCAACGGCATTGGTGACGTTGGCGCCCATGATTTCTATCCTCATTCCGCACCCCCCTTCTTTGTTTTCCGGGCGTCGAGAGCCGGCGAGACGAAGAAGATGCCCACCGCGCCGAGGGTGGCGGCGATGCACGCTGTGATGTCGTGGCCGGAGAGTGCTGCGCCTGTAGTGACTGCGCCTGCGGCCACACAGGCTGCGGTGCATACGCTCGAGGGAGTAATAGCGCTTGATAGCATTTTCGTGAAGGCGCGAAAATGATTTGTAGACAAGCGAGTGCTTACGTCGAGAGCACTGAGGATTATTAAGGGCGATGTTGAAGGTCTGCCCGGGGCCTTAAATAGAATTGTTTGTTGCATGATTGTGACTATCATGGGTTACAGCTATTGGCAGACTAAAAAACGGCTACCATTCCGTTGCTGTAACCCATGATAGTCGACCCCGGAGGGCGGTATTATGAATTCGGAATGGCAGCCGTAGGTGGCTACTTATGTAGGGGCATAAAAAATGCCCGAAATTATGTCGAGCGTCTAAACCTCCGCTCACGGTAGTCGACAAACGACCATGGATTACAGCACTGCAAATTTACGACAATTAATTCACAGCACCAAATTTTGCAGTGAGAAAAAAATTGTTTATTCTACAGATTGAATGTTATAGTTAAATCGATTTTTTCGCCGTCTTTCAGTTGTTCGATTTTATCTTCGTGAAGGAGATAGGGCGTCCCATTATTCTCATGCTCGAAAGGTAACGTTACCATTGGGTATTCCTCAAGCTGATAAAAGAGGTTGAGCGGGAACTCTTTTAGTGCTCCCCGTGCTCCGTTTTTTAGAGATGTCCAAGAGTTAAGCCCGATACATTCAATCAATGTGGCGGAATTTATGGGAACTTCGAGTCCACCTTCGACTGATTTGCACGGGAGATAATACGCAATGGGCTTGTCGGAAGAAGATTGAACTTTTCCTTTTTCGATTATTGTGGTACGGATTGTCGCTCCCACACATACAACTTCCGGGGCAAACAATGAACTTGAGGTATGGGGTATAAATAATGATGCGTGATGGCAGTACACCTCACCGAACGCTTTGGCCCATGTTATATTGAGAGTGGGTTTATTATTCATAAAATTTGTGATTAAGAAAGTAGAGATATTAGCTCAGGTTCGTATATTATTCTTATTTCATGCCCTCCAGTTCGAAGCTCTTCTATCTTTTGTAATTTAGAAGGCCCGGCACCATTTCCAACGACAACGACATTTGTCTTCCTGGAAATGGATGTATTTATATCAGCCCCTAAAGATTGCAGCAGCTTGCCGAGTTCATTGCGATTAGGGTACGCAGAGAATATTCCTGTAATGACTGTGCGTGCATGAAAGAACGGAGTTTCCTTGTTCTCGATTTGAGAGTCTTCAAGTGGACTGAGTGTTGCGTGGTCATATTTTTTTGCTTCACCAAGCTTTCGAGCTGCAGAGGCGCCTCCCGAGAATGTACGTACTTGCATAACCCCATTTTCTGCGAGCATAACTTTTGCACATGCAACAGCATCATCGAGAGCGTCATGATGACATCCGATTTCGATATTATGCTTAGCGCAAGCATCTTTGAGCGATAGCCCGGTCATTTGGTATGTACAGAAGAAACGATAACAGTGCAAATCAGATTGACAGGAGTAATATTGTATTTGTTCATCCCATACAGACTTGTCAAATGTCACATTGTGGCATACAATAATGTCACTGCCTATGAAATCTTGGATTGAAGGCCACAGTTGTTGAAATGTCGGGGCATTTGCTACCATATCACGCGTGATACCATGAACTGTGGAGTTATCAGAAGTGCGTGTGTCCTGGATTGGCTTAATGAGAGAATAGAATTTTTGCGTTATATACCCATCAATAACCTTGACCAGGCCAATTGCACAGGCACTTGAACGCTCCGCTGTAAGTGTCTCGAAGTCAAGAGCGGTGAATGAACGTATATTTTTCATGGCAAAAGGAGTTCATATTTTTTATGCAAAGATATATTATTTTACGCAAACTTACTCAATTTATCCACAGAACAAATCGTCCCCGCCGACAGTGATGCCAGTGGGGACGATGCAACGAGCCTAAGGCAGCTTAGGTTATTCGGCGGTGGCCGACGGCTCTTTCTTGCGTTCACGCCACACTTGTAAGGCAAGTGCAAAGAAAGAGATAGCTGCGGCGCACAGCGTTTCGAGGCCGACGGCGGCAAGGATTGCCACCATTGCGGCTACTTTGCCCCACAGCCACCAGAGACAGGCTGCACCGGGGGCGAGAATGAGAGTGCCGCGTAGGATTGCGGCCACGATGTGTTTTAACTTTTTCATAAACTGCTATTTTGATTGTTTATTGAATTGTGCCAGAAGTTCCGGGAAGTGCTTTTCGAGCCATTCGCGAAACTCATATTTTATATTTCCAAGAGTCTCCGTGTAAAGAATACCCCATATCTGGCGGTTATAAATCTGATAATTACCGTGTCGCTTCATATCAAGAAAGCGGATATAGGTAGGCAGCGAGGTTTCGGTTCTGAGGCCTCCGCCATCGGGAGTAATGCGATAGCGCGGATTTATCAACGCATCCAGCAGCGCCCCGCTTCGACCCTGAACTACAGACCCGCTACGTTTCTCACGGATGCGGTCGTGGCCTTTCTGATATATCCTTTCGGTAGCAATAGCCTTCTGAGCCTCGAATATATCGCGGATGCCCTTTTCGAGCTGTTGCAGGAAATACTGCATCTTTATGCTTTCGGCTTCCATACTGTCAGGTTATTATTTTAAAACCTATCGACCAGCCCGCGAACCCGGCGAAAAACTCGGTTTCCGGTAGCGTGTTCAGTGTCGAAACATCGAACCGCATTACAGGGCATCCGCACGCGAGGTCATTGAGCATCATGGCCTTCACCGCCTCGATAGCCTCCTGCGAAGACTCCAAAACGGAGAATGAAGTTCTGCGCTGCGGGTTGTATTTCTCCATGATGAACACCACGCACTGGTTGGCCTCACGGAAGGCGTCGGGGTTACGGCTGTCGGACTCTCCTCCCGGGGGGAGAATAAACAGCGTTATGGAGCCGGTCGGCAACGCCTGGATTTTCTTCCCCATGTCTTTATCAACAGCCACGGGGAGCACCTCTGTAATACAATCGAGGCGGGCGGCTACGCGCTCCCAATACTCACGATATTGAACGAGATTTATCATATCTGCCCGAAATAGTGGTCGGCCTCGGCCTTGCGACGTTTCACCAGGCCGGGCAAAGGTTTGAGGACTCCGTTAACGCGGGCGTTAACATGTTTCATAAACTCGGTGCGGATAGTGGGGTCGTCCGGGTTGGCTTTTACTTTTTTGTAAAGTGTAGATTTCTTCAGGCCTGCCAGTCCGATGTTATAGGCTAGAGATACCAGGGCGTCGAATTGCTTTTGTTTTAGTGTTACGCCCTGAAATGAAGCCTCTACGAAGCTGGCAAACTTATCGACGTCGCCGTTAAACAGTGCCACGGCCTGTGGCGCTGTTATCGTCATGCCCTCGGTAACATCCGGCCCGGTGTGGCCGAAACCGATTGTTAACACACCAGCGGGGCAACGGTATGCCTTCAGCCGGCACCCTTCCCACTGCATCATCTTTGCGCGGATTTCGTTAGTCAAAGTCATAGCTGGTTACTTTTTATTAGATTTGTCGTGCATATATTCAAACTTGCATTTATACAGATACATGAGGACTGCCCAAAACGGTGCAGCGTCCAACTCGGAAACATTGCCGAACACCCCGGCTGCCGCAATCTCAAAAGAAATGCCAGCCCATCCCGTCTTGTCGTCAGGACGCCGCGAGCCGGAGCTCTTGAAAATTATAGAGAAGTCCACCATTTTGCCGTTAATGTCAACCGGCCCGGATTGTATCGCCTTCCATACGGCGCCGAAAAGCACAGAAGCGTGCCAGGCGAGTACGTCCGGAACCGGTTCGGCCTCTGGTATGGCGTACAATACGCGGGCGATAGTCCGGTAAATTTCTTCAGGGGCAGCGGCCGTCGGCTCCTGTTCCATAAGTATGATACATTGCACAAAGTCGCCAAACTTCACGTCGTTAAGCCAGTCTGCCGGACCCTTATAGCCTCGGTATTCAGGTAAAAGGTTGCGGCACGTCTTGAACGTCGGGGCTTTTCCTCGTGAGGTATCGACCAAAAATGGGTCGGTAATGCTATCGCGTAAGCGTTCCGCCTCGGCTATAAATTCCGGTCGTAATATGGTGTAATTACTTGACCCCATACCAGCCAGGAAACTAAACCAGCGTACGCGCCAGAATTCCAAGTCGATGTTCCCACCAGTAAGCCAGGAACCTAGATATATATAATAAATATATTGTTCAGGTGTCAGCTCGTCAATGCACTGCGGCGCCTCCAGCTCTTTGCCTCGAAAAACAATCTTTTTCATTAAAACGTCATGCCTTTGGAGTGAACGATTGGGCCAGGTGTATAGAAGTCGACGGGCGCGCCCTCGGCGCGGATTTCGGCCATCGTATCTTCGAGCTGCTGAAGGTGTCGGGCCGCGTCCTCTCCCAGCGATGCCGCCACTGCGTTGCGAGCCTCCTTTTCCGCGCGCAGCTTCTGCTTTACCGGTGCCGATTGGTTTACCTGCACTATGCCCTCCGGTAAAACTTCGACCGGCAAGCGCTCGACCGCCTTCTTCATGGTAAGCAATACAATCGCGCGGGCGGCCGTGTCGTAGAGCTCGGCCGTCGCTTTCTCGTCGCCCTCCAGTAGTCGCGTCATGTAGTCGCGGCCGATAATCGGCGCCACGCTGGCGGCCTGTACTTCCCGGATTATAGGTAACAGAGTCAGGAACAAGCGGTGCGAGCCAATTAAATAAAACTCGTCGAAGGTTTCCTTATTTCGTACAAGAAGGCCGGAGCGCTGGCGGTACTTTCTCGATGTAGTCCAAAAGTCGAAGGCCTCGCAATCCATTTGCTCAATAAGCGCGTCCGTTGCCTCGTACGCCAGGCGTAAAATATTTGCTTCGTCCTTGTATTGTTCCAGGGCTGTAAGTCCCTTTTCGTTCTCCCCGATACGCTTGGCGCGGCCTGTATTATCGTGCATAGCATCAAGTGTTGGGATAATCTTCAGCCAGGAAAACAATGCCACCGACTGCTGAAGGTAAGCCAGTGCTCTACTCTTTCGTTCGTCATTATCGTCTCCGGCTTCGTAATATTCTGCTAAAGCCTCGACGGGTTCACGGCCTATTATAGCGATAACGTCTCGTAACCCCAGCGGTAAGATTGGTGCCCACGTAGAAAAGTCCACACGGTCAGAGATTAGGCCCAGGGCTTTCGTTATTTCAATGCCGCCATCGCCGTCTCGATTAAATAAAATCATCTCGTTTCAGTTTATAGGGTTGCCAGTCGTCAAAATCTCGGTTAAACGACTGAATATTATCGAAAATTTCAGACTTATACCAGCGGGCCAGGCCTGTGTCTATGGTTACGACCGTGGCCTCGCTTCGCGGGTTGGTGTTCACGTTGGCGCTCGACTCGATAGCAAAGTCGAAACGCTCGCCGAAACCGGCCATAACCTTAGAGTGATTTCTAAAAATAGCCACGCGGCCGCCGAAACGGTTAACCAGGTCGCGCAACATGATATAAACCGGGGCGTAGCTCGCCTGGAATATTTCACCGACGTAAAAATCAATTCGGCCCAGGTCGCCGTGGTCTATCCACTTGGTTATTTCCTCGACGTCAGTAACGGCCATGCACCAGGTCGATAATAGCGCATATTCGACGCGCTGCTGCTTGATTATTGCCCGCAAAAAGGTCAGCGCATCGACATCGCCAAACGAAAAACAGTGATATGCTATGCCCTTCTCAAAATGCCAGGGCATAGCGTCCTCCAGGGCGAGCTCGGATTTTATTCTGCGCTCGAAATAGCGACCGCGTGTGGCAATAACTTTAGCGCCCCTGTCTTTGTTAGTGTCGTCGTTGCGCTCTTTGCCCTCGCTCTTATCGCGCTGCTCCGGCGTTATACTATTTCCGAAAAGATTACGCATTTGCTTTAACTCTATTTTCCGGATTTACATTTTTTTCCGCGTCGACTATCGCCCTATAAAGGCCGATACGGACGTTTTTATCCGGATTGTTTGCCTTGATGAAGATGTTAAACGGCTCGCAAAGCACCATATCAGGCACCGCCGTTTCCGTGGCGTTGTAGACTTTGAGGCTGTAAAGTTTTTCGGAACCGCTACCCAGCTTTGTGTCTAAAATCAGGTTGGAGAGCGCCGGGTCTAGGCCAAATCCCGAAGTTGCGGCCGCCTCTGCCTTCTTACAGATTGCGACCTGTGCCTCTATGTAGTCTTTAATCTTCTTGTCGATAGTGGTAACTTTCCAGCCCTCGAAGTCGTTGGCTACCTCGTTCCATAATTGCGAAGTGTGCATAAATTTGCCGACGTTTTTTCGGCCAGAAAGATTGGCGGCAAACTGTTCCATCGCCATGTCTTTAGCTTCTTCAAGCATCCTACTTTCGTAGGGTACTTTTGTTTTTTCGCAAATTTCGCGGATTCTGGCCTCCAGTCTATCCCAGTACGATTGCGGGCTTTCGATGTGCATAGAGATAGCGGAGGCGTTCTCGTTGTATGCCGCCAGAATACCGGCCAGCGTACCGGCCAGCTCCAGCCAGTCAGCGGCGCCAATAAAGCGCGGGACGCTGTAAAAATCTTTGTTGTAACTGTAAATTTGGAAGTAAGCCAGAGAAACCGGATGTTTGAACGGCTGCGACTTGTCAAAAATCGGGTATTTCTTAAAATTCCCCGCGTCCGGATTTGGGAAATTTCCAACTACCGCCTCGGTAGGCTTCACTCCTTCACCGGCATAGACAAAGCGGACGGTTCGCGCCGGGACGTGCTCGATTTTTGCTAGAGCTCCGCGGCCGCCAACGCGGCTGGCTCTCGTTCTGGTAATCTTAACCCAAAAACCCTCCAAGTGTACCAGGTCAATGAGGCACCGGTGCATCTGGTTGATGTAGTCCGTCGCTTCGAGCTGCGCGGTAATATTGTCGTCGACACACCAGGCCCGATATGGTTTATTATCTCCGTCGACGGCCGGGGTGTAGAGCCGGGGGCCCTCGCCCCACTGCAGCCCGGCCTTCTTGCCCATGATGCCCTCACCCGCATAAAATTTTGATAACACCCGGTCGATGTAACCGGGCATGTCGTCGTTATCGTCATAAGGGATTACGCGGACGCCGTGGACGTTTCTATATTTCTGAAACGTGCCAGAACCGCCCAGAAGCATGCGGCTGGAAGGCTCCCAGCCTGACGCACGGGCGTTAAGGTTGAACGTTATTAGCTCGCCGTTGCCGTTGTTGATAAAGCCAAAATTTCCACTTCTTCGTATCATATTGTTATCATCAGTTTAGCACCGTGCGGAGCCCGTTAAACTCCATAATAAGACACTGCCAGCAATTCAAGGCGCGGCCCGTATCGGTGTCGGTGAAAAATAATTTATAACTCGCGTGTGGCACCTTCTCGTCGGATGCTTTCGGTCGAATTCTAGCGCGTGCTATATTGGCCATGTCGCCGCCCTTACATGTGTCGCGGTTCCATTTGCGAAAGCGGAGCGAGAAGGTGCCGCCGCGGGCGCTTATCTCCTTCATTTCGTAGATTGCCCGGTATAAGTCTATTTGCTTCGGTTCCGCCATAGGTTTTCGATAATTACATAAATCACATAAAGGATTACAAACAGCATAAGGCCCGCGCCGATGTAGTCCTCCAGTCGCGGCCCTATCTTTGTAGCCTTCTTTTCCTCTTTTTCGATGTTCTCGGCTCTTGTGGCCTTGGAGTCCGTGGCGCGGTAGTGCCCACGCCCGATAGACAGTCCGTCAAATTCATATTCTTGTACGGTCGCCGTCCGCATGAGCGCCGACGTGTCCCAGATATAAAGCACCGGGCGCCCGGCTGTGTCGCGTTCGATTTTGAGGCTGCCGGTAATGTGTTCACCTTTTTGCAACGTGTCGCGGACTTCGCCCCGGTGGATTTCTTCTGCGGTAGTGGTGGAGTCGAACAAATGTACCTGGGTTTTGTCCCCAGTTTCGACTGTTGTAACTGTTTCGGTGTGTCTAGTCGTAGAGCAAGACAGCAACAGAGCAAACCCACAAAGCAAGACAAACACAGTAAAAACGTTTTGATCATATCGTTTCATTATAATGCGGGTGGTTATTTTATAATTTCGTCCAGGCGTTCCTGAACGTCGTTTTTAAACTTGTCGAGCTCGTTTGCATAGTGCAACGAAATGCCCAGGAGTGAGGCCACGAAAATGCAGACACTACCGAAGGCCGTTAACACCGATCCGTGGATTTCGCCCTCCGGGGGTATGAACAGGCCAATAAAAAGGAGTGTCAGACCCGCCAGCATGGTAACTACTGCCAGTGTGTAAATTATTACCTCTTTGAAGGTGAGCTTGTCAAACTCTTGTTTTAAGTGTTTCATATCTTTGCGGGTTAATTACGCTGCAAATCTCGTAAATCGCTCGCGCGTGTCGAAGGACAACGAAAGCGCGCCAACCTCACGGCCGCCGCGCTTTCTCTCTGTGGTTAACCTTCTTTTTTATCTTAGAATTGTAATAGCTCTTGCCTCTGCGGCCAGGCCGTTAATTTTACTTTCGTCGACTTCTCGGTACCATATCCGGACGCTGTCGATGTTGTAGGAAAAACCGGCCCGGTTCATAACGGCGGCAATACGTCCGTAACGTATCAACCCGTTAAAATCGAATTGCACCAGATCGTTGACGTGGTAACGTGATTACCTCGGCGGTAAGTAATTCGCCTAATTTCGTCGTCGAGCTCTTAACGTCGATGTCGATGTAATACTTCATTCGTCGCCTCCTTCTTCTTTGGCCTCGCTTGCGGTAAGGACGGCGAGGTTTCTCTTGAGTATTTCCGCGACCTTCTTTTGCAGTTCGATAGCCTCGGTAATTTCGGCTATTTTTTCGGCAGGGTAGCCTTCGCGCACCATGTCGGTCTGGATGTTCTTTAGTATCTCAAACGTGTGCGCGGCCTTCAAACTGGCCACTTGTGAATATGTTCGAATTATTGCCTCTGCTCCTGCCTTTTTGGTAAATTCAGGATTTTCTGCGAAAGTGTCGGCCCATTCGGTCACGTCGCCCATTCGGTCGATTATGTTGCCGATGTCGTCGAGCTTTACAGCGATTTCTCGGTTTGCGTCGTTGTTGCTGTAAATCGCGCCCATGTATTCGATACCCGATTTTATCGCGGTAATCATTTCGTGCCACGTGTTCAGGGGCGTTGTGTTGTGGCTTAGTACCTTAACCGAGAAGGGGCCGGCAGGTATGATTTGGATGTCGTCGTACTGGTTGACTGCTCGTTCTAAACTTCGGGCGATGGTCTTGTCGGTTGCGATGTCCTTGATGTCGGAGCGCAGGAGCGACAAGACGCGGATTGTGTCAAGCGTTTCTGTGTCGTCCATGCCCATGTCGTCCTGGTTGAACAAAACGGCATTAGACATGCGCGACAGTGTGTTGATGTATATTTCGGCTGTACCGGCTGCGTGTGCCAGTGCCATTATCGCGCGAGCCGCAGGCGACTCAGTGTTAATTATCAATTCCATGATTTATATTATATTTTTTCGTGTAATGTCCTCCTTGGTATTACTGAACGCGTTTAGGGTTGCGCATGTCTCGGGATGTTTCTCTCCATGCCCAAGGGATGAAACCTGCCAGGAAGACAACACCACCCCAAACAACCATCTCATTGTCGTCGATGATGTTGCCCCACCAGCAAATAATATTAGCCATTACAGATACAAAGGTAAAAAAATTTGACGAGGTGAGAAAAATAATTGTTTTTATCGGTGATTTACTCACTGATAACTTGTGCGCTTTTTTCTGCGCCTGGATTGTTAGTGCTGTTTTCATTTTTGCGGCTTGTTTGGTTGTTTGACTGTTTATGTAGATACACAAAAAGGCACCCGCCTCTCCGTGTCGTCAAACAAGCCGCGAAAACCGACGCAATAGAGTCGATAATCAAGGGTGGAGAAGGCGGGCGCCTACTTTCGTATGTAGCCGGGCATAAAAAATGCCCGAAAAATTCGAGCCGGTAATGGCTCTATTGCGACAATGTCGCGGCTTGTTGACTCTGCAAATTTCGGAAGAATTGTGTGAACAAAAAAAAAAAACTGTTAAGAAATGTTACGGCGCAAAATTTTTATATAGTCGCAAATAACAACGGCCGGAGCCATAGGCCCCAGCCAGGGAAAATTAGGAACCAGTAAAATAATTACTTCTCGCTGTTTAGGTATTTCGTCGCAGCCTTCACGATCACGGCCAGCGCCCACCAGAAGGCGCCGGAGAATACACCGGCCGCGGCATAGATCGCGGCAGCCAGCTCGTCGGCCTTATGATAGTCGGTTAATACCTTCAGGGCCATAAATAGGCCAGCGGCCAAAGATATGATGGCTAATATTTGCAGAATGTTGAAAAACTCGGTTTTTACCTCGCTTTTCTTTTCGGTAGCTTCTTCCATGTGGCGAACGTGGGTTTATTGTAGGATTTCGCCAGTTTTCGCGGTTTGACAGTGCAAAATTACGAATTACCGGCCGTTTTCCGTAAAAATTAGCCTTAAAACCGGCAAAAATGAGGCTTAAAGTGTCAAAAAGTGCCGATTTTAAGTGAAAATTTTGGCCTTAAAATTGCTAAATTGCTGAAAATAGAGGGTTTGGGGTGCGCTTAAATTGAAAAACAAAAAATCGCGTTTCTCCGTATAGCGGTCCACTCAGCGGCGGCGCGATAATTACCACACCCCCAGGGGGTGAAATGTGAGGGGGGACCCCGTTACGGCGTTACCGAAAATGGCACGCCCGGCGCTGGTAGGCGTCGGGCGCTGCTCGATTGATTGATCCGGTAACGTGGTCAGGGTTTCAGGTGTCGGGCGGCCCACTGCTCGGCCACGACGTCGGCGCTGCTGGCGGATGTTGCGGCCGGTCTGGTAGCGTTTACCCATGCCCTGCGCATCATCAGGTACTTGAAGGCGTCGGAGAAATTGGTCGACAGCCTCGGCAATTTCTTCGGCTCCAGCTTTTCGGTCTTTTTCTCCTTTGCCACGATCTTGACGTCGCCGCGGTACTTGATAATTTGACGGGCGCCCTCGATACTGCAAACCATTTCGGGGCAGTTCTGTGCATCGACGCGGAGAAGTGGCAGGGCCGGGTTGCGCTCGGCCATAAGCTCCAACATAAAATTATATTCGGCGTCCTGGTGTATGTTGGCCTGGCCGCGCGACATCAGTATCACGGTCCAGCCTGTGCGGTTGCCCTGTGCGTCGCGCTCGATCGCCTCCTTGATTTTACCGGCTTTATCTTCCTTCTGGCGTTGGCCGCTATTACCGGCGCGGTCGTAGAAAAGGTGCAGCGTCTTGCACTGGTGCGGGCTGAAGAACGTAAGGAACTGGTCGGCCAGCTCTCGCAACGACTCCGGCGGTATGACATATAAATTTTTATGTACGCGGTAATATCGGCCGTCGTCCTGTGCAATTACTAACGAGTTCATGTTGCCGAAGTCCATGCCACCGTCGATAGGCCGCGACGAATCCAGGCGCCGGAGTTCTCCGGAGTGGAAGGCCGCCTCGCCTGAAATAGTGCCGTCGGTGTACTTGTGCCGGTCCTCGAACAACACATAAAAGCGCGCCGACTTTTTCACGCCCGGACGCATACCGACGACCGATTTAAGAAACTCGTGGAGCTCCAGGGCGCCGGATAACAAGCGCCGGGCATAATCGACCGTTAATATATCTATGTTTGCAAAGCTCGACAGATTAACAAAGAACGTCTGGCCCTTTCGCATTTTGGCTAGCGCGTTATCGTAGTAGGCCACCTTTCGTTCCAGGCGTGCAATCTTGGCCGTGTCCGGGCTCTTGGACTCGTTGGCCTTTACCAGCTTTATAAGGTACTTATTTCGGGCATCGGCCGCCTGTATAATCTTAATAATCCGGTCCGGATCCATTTCAGCGGCATACCTGAAAAACCAGTCGTATTCGCCCTCGGTAATATCCGGCATGTCGGTGGTGATAGTAACGCCGCCATATAAATGACAATGCCCGTAGGTGATCGCGTCGCCGCGGAGGATAGGCAACACGCGGGCGGCTCGTGCATCCGGGGCATACTTAGCCTCATCGAAAAACAGGTGGGCAACACTTTTGCCCGCCAGGAGCGACGGCGAGTCGAGCGAGCCCAGAAACAAAACGGATCCGTTCCAAAAGCTATAAACATTTTTATAATCCAGCACAATAATAGAGCACTTCGCCCGCCATGAGTCCGGCGGCCGTCGGCCCTTTATATAGTGGACGCCCTCTATAAGGCCGCGGAGCCGCCAGCCATTTTGCACCGCTGGCATGATGTTATTAACCAGGTTGGTGTAGGTGTCGGCCACGATAGCCAGCGGAGCGCCCGGCATGAGTAACACGCAATTAGTAGAGCGCCGGGCAATAATAACGGTACTTTTCGACGTACCGCGACCAGCCACGGCAACAAAATTTGTCGTATCTACCCAGTCGGTCAAAATCTGGACGTCGGAGCCAAATTTAACGTCTATATTATCAGTCTGTTTCGTCGGCAAATTCTTTGACATCTTCGATCATGCGTTTTAACAAGTTTTTCGGCTTAATACCGGCATCCTCTTTCACGCGGCTGCGTATGATCTGCGGCACCTCCGGTATCTCGTCGATGAAGGCTTCGAGCTCCCGGCGGTCCGCGGCCGGAGCGCCCAGAGCTGCGGCGTCGCTGGTGTATATAATCGCCGTTTTTGGCTGCAGCAATTCTTCCGGTATTTCGGGAGCGGCCTCGTCGTAGCATCCGCGGAGCTTTGCCGCATCGTTCAACAGCGCGCGCCCTTCCTTAAACTTCCCGGAGGCAAAGGCTAAATCGGCCATTTTCTCCAGCTTTTCGGCGTATAGGTTGGCCCATGCGCGCGGTGTTACCGACGTTTCGGCGTAGAAGAAATTTATCGCGTCGTCGTAGATCCGGCGAGCCATCCAGTCGGACAGGCCGTAATTATTTTTTAGTAACTTGATAATTCCCGCCTTCGTTACTATTTTTCGGCCGCCCGGTAATAACATGCGTGCCCGGAGTCCGCGGACCATTTCCATAAATTGGTAATACTCGCGTTCTTCAGGCGTCAGGCAGTCAGTGTTCCCGGTCGATAAAATGCGGTTTATCGTTGTCAGGTCGATAGCCTCGAAGTCTATGCGGGACGGTTTAGCCGGTAAATTCATCGTCATCCATGTAATAAATAAATTCGTTAAACCGATTTTCTCGCTGGATGCCGCGGAGCGTCTTAATCGCGTCGATATTCCCGGCGGCTGCGGCTTCCTGGAGCTTCATTTGCGGCGTGGCTATACCGTTGTCGTGTCCTTCCTCGATAAGTCGGGCCACAATCGAGCCGGGGACGTCTGCCAGTGCTATAAATGCAGCGGCCACGGCCGGTGGAAACTCCACGGCCGCGGCTATCTGCGTCGCTGTAAGACCTACGGCCGCAAGTTTTAAAATGTCCTCTTTCTTGTCCGCCGGGATCATCGCCGAAATGTCGGGCGGGCTATTCGTTTCGATATTCATCTTCCAGGCGTTTACAAGCGGTTAAATAATAGCCTTCGTCCTGTTCCATGATAACGAAACGGCGGCCGGTGCGGACTGCGGCCACGGCCGTTGTGCCGGATCCGCCGAAAGTATCGAGTATCACGCCACGGGGGGGGCATGAGTCGTTAATAAATTTCGCTATGAGGACGACCGGTTTCTGCGTCGGGTGGACCTTAGCGCCGTCGGTTGATCTGGCGCCGGACGTGAAGGCCTTAACGTCTGCAATAATGTTAGTCCCTCCGATATTGGCGTCCTTACCGGCGTGGAAAAGCACAAGCTCGTGAATAAATGCGTAATGATTGCCTGGGCCGCTCAATTTATTCCAAACAAGCATATTATGTGCCTTTAGAATTTCATCGAAAAGCGGGTAATAAAAGGCATAGCCGCGCCAGTCGCAAAAAAAGTAAATACAGGCTTCAGGCTTAGCTACGCGGGCAAACTCGTGGAATAATTCCCGGTAAAAAGGTCGGCAAATCGAGAGATCGCGAAAATTACCCTTTTGGCCGTTGTGGGTCATGCCCAGAAAATAGGGCGGATCCGTAATTATACAGTCAACGGATGCCGCCGGGAGCTCTTTAATAATCTCCAGGCAGTCGCCGTTGTATATCGTACCGCCGTCGAAGTCGCGGCGATCACTTGTCGATAGATTGAAAGATGGATAGCGTAGCATTTAGCGCGGTAATTTTTTTGTTAATCTTAGCAATTTGATACCCGGCCTCCGCGCGGTCGCAAGGTTGGCAATTCGAGCGCCGGAGATAGGCCGAAAAATAGGCTTTCGACTTTTCGGCTTTCTCCAGCGACTCAATTATTTTTTTTTTCTTCGCTCGATCTCGGCCTCGATGCGCTCGCGGGTGGCGGTCCATCGTTCCAGAGCTGCGGCCGCCTTTGCCGAATCATTACCGGCGGCCTCTGCCTCTTTCACCGCTTTGCTGTGCTTCGACTGGTTGACGCGGGCGCTGCTCAATTTCTTGGCAAGGTCCAGATCCGACAGGGCGGCCAAATCTTCGACGGCCTCGGCCTCGCGGAACTTCGCTGCTTTGCCCAAAATTTGGCCGGTGGTGCGGTAGTGTTCCAGCTCGTCCCAAATTTCGCGGTTAGCGAGATAGGCTGTAACGACTTTTTCGGCCTCTGTGGCGGCCTCGGCGATTGTCTGGTCCGGTATAACTTGAAGGTGTGCAAACGCGGTTTTATACACGTCGTAAGCTGCGAACATGTCGTTAACCAGCACTTTGAGGATGTCGGGGCAGTCCGGGCTGTTCAGAAAACTATATTTTTCGCGGAAACGGATCATTTTACGGACCGGTTCCGGGGCCTCTGCATACTTCCTGCGGGCCGTTTCGAGCTCGTCGGTCAATTCTTCGACCCGCTGCTCGTTTTCTTCCATAGCGAGCACCCGGTCCTGAAATTCGGGGCTAACCAGCTCGTCGACTGTTACGCCTAAACTGTCGGCCAGTTCTATGAGTGCGGCGTCGGTAGGTTTCGGGTTGTCGAGAATTACGGTCTTTGCCACCATGCCGTTGAGCTTCGGTCTAGGAGATTTGGCCAGGCGCGGGAGCCGTCGAAACTCTGCGTCAGACAATCCGGCCAGTTTGCGCAATTCTTCAGTTAAGAGCGCCCGCGAAAACTCGGTATCTTCCAGGGCGAAACGGCGTTTATACATACGGTTATGCCCGTGGCGCTCGTAGAGCCTTACGCCTTCGGCATAATTTCGGGGTCCCGATAGATAGGCCACTATTTCCTTTTTTTCGGTCGTTGTCATGGTGCAAAAATTAGTTTTCTATTACTTCCCAATCTTCAGAAAGCATGTCGGTTTGTGAGGCCAGCCAGCCCGAAAGGATTTCTTTTTGTGCCGTTAACATACAGATTGTATCAAGTGCGGGGATTTCGCCACCGTTAGCTTCTGCGATAGCCTTTAACATGTGATCTTTACACCATTCTGCCTTAACGTTGGCCGCTGGTTTGAGCCAAAGAAACATGTTTTTACCGTTCCAGCCTTTTCTGGCTACTTTTTTGCCCTGTTTAAGAGCTTCGATTGCTTCTCCGAAATTCATATTACTAAATTTTTGAGTTAAAATTATTAGCTACACAAAGTTACACGGCGGTAATTACCAACAAAAGGACAATAAAACACCCGGCCGCTCGTGGGGTGCGGTCGGGTGTGTCTGGGTTATGGTGCGAGCAGGAATCGAACCGGGAACCTGTTAGCCGTTTTCGTAACGGCTCTGCTCAATCCATACCACCGCGCCGTCAGCTACCTCAAAAGCTCGGAGCGTGAGCTGTGAGCCATCGGAGGCTGTAAATAACCTGCCGCCCTTCAGAAGAATGGCGTCGGGAGTGTGTGCGACGGTGGGAGCTGTGCCACCAGTACCTACCAGTGTGATAACTGCGCCGTGGCTACCGCCTTCAATCTTGTCGATTACGGCGCTGCCCTCGGTGAGTTGGTACTGCCCTTCGGCCACAAAATTGACGGTTTTAACGCCAGCTTCGACCACGACCACGGGCTCTTCCTCCGGAACTGTGCCTGCATAAATACCAATATCGTCGCCCTTGTTAATCTGCTGGAAGGTGAACTCGTTGAAGTTGCTCTCGTTGTTGCCTGTGTATGAAGGCACCATCTTACATGGGTTGCACATGTTGCCGATGATGTCGGCAGGCTTGCCGGAGCAATAGCGTACGATTACGATGAACTTGCGGTTTAGATTATTGTGCTTGAACTCTCGCACTTCAATCTCGTTGCCTGGATGTTTGCCCTTAATTTGGGGTTGAAATCCTACCTGATCAGTATCGCCCTCGGCAGCGCTTGTCACTTCGACAGTGCCTGGGGTCATATAGATGCCGTAGCCATAGCGGCCGGGCTTCATGATGATATCCTCGAGGATAACAACACCCTTGGCATCGCGGGGCGGGAAGTAGTAGATGTCCTCAACTGCGAGAAGGGTGATGGAGTCTCGTGGCTGAATACCGATGCCGGGATTGCCCGGTGCTCGTGTTACAGATTGTTGTACATACATATCGAAAAAAAATATTACTGGTTAACGAATTAAGAAGAAGCATGGCCCCGGTATACGGTTGTTTATATGCCGGGGCCGGCCGTTTAGTCGTTGGGCGCTTCGGCGCGGCTTACTTCGTAGAACTTGCCGTCGTCGACCTTCACAAGCTGGATTATTGCTCCAGTTTTCAGTGTCATGGCTTTGGTAAGCGAGAAGTTACCGCCATTAGCGATGGTGGAGGCGTTGTCGCTGCCATTGCCGTGGATTGTGTAGACGGTGCCGGTAACAGCGTCGGCCAGGTCGGTAATCGCGGTGGCCTTAGTGTTTTCGCCGGTCACGAACACGGTAGCGTCGGCAACGCTGGGCGCGGTGGCGTCGTTGGGGAACATGTAGGCGGATGCGGCGGCTGTGCGGCGGCCGATTTCGATAAACTTGCCGTCTGCTCGTTTCATCAGCGAGATAACGTCGCCGGTCTTGGGCGTCCATTCTTCGGAAATGAGGTCGAATTTACCGGCTTTCTTGATAGTAACACCGTTGTCGCCGTCGGGGCCGCACTTGATGTTTACGACTTCGCCGACTTTTGCGCCTTCGATGTCGTCAATCTCCTTCACCTGCTTGTTATAGCCGGTAACAATCGAGTTGTGGAGCACGGCTGACGGGTTGGCATCGGGCTGGCCTTCTACGAAGAAATCATCGGGGCGGTCGTAGTCATTGCACCAGATAAGCTGGCGGGAGCCGTCCATTTCGGCGGGGTTTGTGTACTTGTAACCCACGGACTCGGCCCAGATAGACTCTTTCCAGTTGGCCCAGACTTTGAGGCTCCAGTCCTGCTGCTCGATGCGGAAATCGAGCATTTCGCCGGCCTTCTGCTCGTAGCATTTAATATTGCCGTCGAGAGTCCAGACGATACGGTGGTGGTTGTCAGCGTTGGGGACGGGAACGAGGCGCACGTTGGGGTATTCCTTAACGTGCATGATGTTGGCTTTGTAGTCCTGGTTAAGACCGTATTTAGCCTCGTTGTACTTGTGGTACCATGGAACCAAGGGCGCGGGGATGTAGCAAACTACGTTGCCGGTGCTGCGGATGTGGTCGGGGATCATCGACGTACCCAGGTAGAGCACTTCGCCGATGTTGGCCGGGGTGATGCGAGGGAGCGCAAACGGTTTGATCTGGTAAACCACTTTGCCGGTAGTGCCGCCGTCGGGTGTATTGTCGATATGGCCGTCGACCTTCTTACGGATGAACTCATAGAAACCGTCCGCGGCTTCCATGGCTCGGCCCGGCTGGTTGGGGTTGGGGTTCTTGCGCACCCCGTTGACGCGGCGCATCTCGCGCTCGTTGTGGAGCTTTTTCGCCGTTTCGGCCAGGAGGTATTCGATAAACGACCATTTGAGGGGGTCGGAGCCTTCGCGGTTGAGCGAGCCAATCCAGGTCTTTTCGAGCTGGGCGAGGTTCTGGAACTTGTGGGCGAACATAACCGAGAACATGCGGAGCGTTTCGGTACCAAAGTCGTAGTTACCTTTAGTAACGTTGTCGAAGTTGCTGCCGATAGTGTTGTCAGCCTGCGAGAACTCGCCCAGCCAGATATTTACCAGGGTTGCGAGATCCTGGTAGCCACTTTCTAGGGGGAAAATCGTTTCGATTGTGGGGAGCTTGACAAGGAACGACTGGATGCGCTCACGCCAGGGGGTGCGATAGAAGGCGCCGAGGTCGTCCTGAAGGGTGGAATAGTCCACGCTCGACGCGGCGGCAACCATTACCGACATGCCGCGGGTTGCGGCGATTGCCGCGCGAGCGCGCTGGTTGTAGGGTCGGTCGAGTGCGAACATAACGCCAGGCATACCGCCGAGCTGCTGCTCGTTGGCGATGTCGAAAGTCTGGCCGGATGCCGCGCCGGTTGATGCGTTGGCGGTGTTGTCTGGTTCTGCGAGCTCCGAGAGTGTGACCACTTTGGCGTTGAGCTCCTTAATAGTAGCCTCTTTGGCGGCGAGCTGTTCCGCGTCGGTGTTGCTCTTAGCCTTTAGGGCGGCGAGCTCCTGGTTTGCGGTTGTGAGCTGCGCTGTAGTCTGGCCCAGTACGGCAGTCAGTGCGGCCACTCGTCGGTCGGCCTCGTCGTTGCTGGCGGAAGTTTCGGGCTCGTTCAGGGCGGCCTCGAAGTCGTCGGCGAATTTAGCGGGGAAACCGGCGGATGCCAGCTTCTGCTTTTCCTGTGCGGTCAGCACTTTGCGGCCTTCTTCCTTGTGGAAGTCCTGGATGCCCAGGATTGCAAGCACCGCCGGGATGAAATTTTTTAAATTCATACGATACAGATGATAAAAATTAGTTGTATAATTTGGCTGCCTGTCGGCTCGTTGCTTCTGTAAGTACCCAGGTAATAGCGTCGGCCAGCGAACCAATTTGGTCGATGTACCCTGCGGCCACCGCCTCGTCGGCAGAGAATACGCGGCCGCGGAAAAGCTCCAGCGTCGGATCGTAAGCGATGCCGAGATTTTCGGCCACGGTTTCGGCAAAAATCCGATGTACTTTCTCCAGCCTGGATTTCGTTAACGACTCGTCGCCTTCTTCAAGCGCGCGCGTTTCCTCGTTCTTCAGGTCGGCGCCGTCGGGGTATATGTCTCGGATGTCGATACCCAGGTTTGTAAAATAATTCTTCATGCCGATATATTCGCACATTGCGCCGACACTGCCGACGGTGCAAAACTGTGACACGGCAAAAACACGATCGGCGCAAGTCCCCAGCCAGTAATGAGCGGAGCACATGGACCCGGCTACTACCGTGGCCACGGGTTTAGTGCTTTCCTTAATGGCTGCGGCTGCCACGTCAATACGGGTAACGTGGCCGCCGGGGCCGTCGATTACCAGCACGATACCGCAAACGGCCGGATTAGCCTCTGCGGCCTGGAGCGTCTTAATAAGCCAGTCCGTTTCCCAGGCATATAACATGCCGGTGAGATATACGACGGCAATAGCGTTAGACGGTAAATTTATGTCGTCAAGTTCCCAGTAATGGGCAAGGTATGGGGCTGCAACGGCTTTAGCGACTAACTCCTTTTGTTTGAGGAAGTCGTCCGCAGCCTGAAGATTACCGGCAACAATGCTCGGAGTCAGCAACGCCATAACGCAGTCAAGGTCATGGCGCTGGATAGCCCAGTCGTTGGTAAAAAATTGTTGAAGTCTTTCCACGTTGTTAATTTTTCTGCAAATTAACCACGTTTCCAGACCACGGAGAAGGACTATATTATATTATAAACGGGTCGATTGAGTTGCCCTCTCCCTCCAGTTTACAGGTAAAAACGCCGTCGCCCGACGTGTAGGAAAATTTTAACGGGTAGTCAGGAGAGCCGGCCACTCGCTGGTTGCCGGTTTCGTCGGTGTAGATAGCTACCAGGCGGGTAACTTTGTAACCCTCCAGTAAATTTGCGGTCGCTCTGTCGACGGTTCTACGTTTGTAGGTAATAGATTTCTTAATTTTACCATCTTCGGTGTTGGTGGTGATGCGGATGCTGCCGGGTATCGCCTCCGCCTCGTCCGGCTGCTCTAGAAATACCAACATAACGCCAGCCTTTATCTGTGCAAACTTAGACAGTCGGTTTATTGGTACCAGTTGAAGCGAGTGAGCCGCCGAAACATTTAGATTAGCCATAATTAAGCGTTATAATTAGTTGATATTCAAACACTCCGCAAAATTCCGCGCTTTTTACGCAAAACGCCGCGTTTTTTACCTCAAAAAAAGGACAAAACAGGGCACGAAGTAGGTTAAATTTTCTATACAAAAGTGAACAAATTACGCCTTTTTTATATAGCCTCGTTTTTGCTTTCTGCGCATCTTGTCGCGCCAGCGCTGGTAGTTTTTTAACATGGCGTCCTCGGTTATGCTCTCAATCGAATATTTTTGCATGAAGGTAAACACCGCGTCTTTGTACTGTGTGCCGTTATGGTGCTTTTCTTCGTCCATGTATTCGTGGAGCTCGGCCCACATGAGCACACGAAAACGCGCGGCCAAGATTTCGGCGGCCCGGTGTGAAATATAGTTGTATGTCTGTGGATCCTTCCCGCCGATGTAATTGGCTTCGCGACGGTCAGGCAGAGCAATCTCCAGATTTCCGGAGTCTATCGGGTTGCTGGCCGGTCGTTTCGACAGTAGGTCGTAGATTTTAATATATATGTCGCTGGAGGGAGGAAAGCGCACGGCGCCCACCTCGTGGTTGTAGTATCGGCCGCGTATGTATTCGGCGACGGCCGGGTCGACGTTAATTTTTACGGTTGTCATGCTCGAAGTGTAGCGGATAGTTTTGTTTTTACTCCGCAAAGTTACGATAAAATACCGAGATGTGAGTGATTATATTGCCGACACAAGGTGATTATTTCACTTTCCGTGGTCAAAATGTTACAAAAAATTTCGTTACATCGTTACACCGTTATAAGGTTTTGAGCCTTAACGACATAGCGCTCTACCCTGTTTGTGACACCAAGTTGTTACGGGGTGTAAATTTCGTTACGCCTGGAGGCCCTTTAGAGTGGTAACAAATCTAAAAATCTTTGTTACGCGGTTTGTTACGCGGTTTTGTTACGCGCTTTCCCCCTATTATTCTCTTGATTTTTAATTATTTCTCGTTACTTGCAAACATCTGTTACAAGGTAACAAAAATTTCTGTAAAAATAAGGGTGGAGGGGGTAAGGGGTGAGGTTGACAGGATGCCGGGAAGGTGGCGGAGGTATAAAAGTAGAGCCGGACGCCCTGGCAAATAATTGTTACAGGCGTCCGGCTCGACCAGCTCGAAAAAAATACCTTATTGCTTTGGGTAGCGCTTAATTTTGGAAGTGTTTGCGAAACTCCGCGAATGTTTCAACTTGGAGGCATGTTGACGCAAATGGCTGCGGTTCCTCGATGTCCCAGAGATTACCAGCTATAACGGTATTTAGAAGATACCAGACTCTCCGGGTTTTGTCCCACTCTGTGATGTGGAAATACGTCATCCCTTTCGGATCTCCAATAACAGTAAGATCATCTTTGCAGCGATAGCCACATAACTGCGCGCACTCTACGTCAAAGTAAACAACATTAGCCCCGACGTTAGAATGGTCGTTTATGCCTTTTAGGATGTCGCCCTCGAAGATAGGCACGAAATTAGCGTCATACAGTCCGGTGAATTGCGTAACGGTGTCAGTATCAACGGCGGCGAACCACGGGGTTGTATCTCCGTCGTCGTCCGTGCGATCCCATGAAATTGTCGCCTCGTTGTTGGTGAGGTCGAGCGAGCCGCAAACCCACTCGCCGTTGTCGAGTCGTTTGCCTCTAAATTTAATTTCTCGCATAATTTTTTATATGTATTGAATATTGTAGCAAATTCCGTGTGTACTGCAGTAGGCCTTGAATTTCTTTAATTCAACGTCGAAGGTCCTACGAAATGCCCGGCGGTCAGCGCGTGGCATGTATTTCATTTTTGCGTGCCATAGCCCCTGCATGTTATTGAGATTTTCGGCCATTTTGGCGGCAGCTTTAGGCGCGGCGAGAAGGTCGCGAAATTCTCGGATGTGGTCGGGTGTTATGTTAATCATCGCTGTAAGCCGGTTTTCGTATGTTTTGAGCGCTTCTCTGGCTTCTGCCTTGATTTCTGGCTTTTGTATGATGTCGCCTATCTTTACTGACTCAGCGTCCTGAATTTGTGCAAATAGTTGCGCTATGTGTGTTCTTTTCATTGGGTTGTATCTTTAAAAACTACTATCATCGAAGGAAATGGGGCACTATTCTTTGCGTTGCCGAATTTCAGGCGCCCACGGATAAACCGTATTTCCTTAGCTTTATGATAAATAAACTCGTGAAAATATCGCGTATCAGTGCGCGCCGGGATTAACATTACCACGGTTGTGCCTGGTTTCTTACTTTCTTCATAGCACTTTTTAACCCAGGCGTAAATCTCGCGGCCGTAGGGCGGATTACAAAACACATTCACCCCCCAGTTTTGTATTAATCCGTTGTCTGCAAGCGTGTAAAAGCGTTCGCACTTGGCATTTTCAGGCGTCGCACACGAATCGAGTGTAAAATTAAACTCGGCGTTAAGTTCATCGAAAAGCCATTGCGGAGTTGCCCACATGTCAGAGGCGCTGGAAAATAATACCTTATTCATTATTTATTTTAATTGTTAAAACGGTGTATCTTCTTCGTTTGTCGGAGCCATGAACAGGTCGTCTTGCTTAGGTTCTACCGGCTCCGGCTGCTCCATTTTTCGGGCCTCTGTAACAGTCCGCAAATAGATCATGTCGGTGGCCTTCGTCTTGCCGCTGACCGGGTCGGTGATGCGCTTTAATATGCGTGTGCCGCCGCTGTTGCATTGGTCTGCCGGGTTTAGCTCGTCGATGTAGTCGCAAGTAAAGCAGAAACCCTTCAGGGCCTTTGTAAATCCCTGCATTGTTGTTTTACCAGCTCCGGAAAATCTTTTATAATCTTCGTAGGCGTCTTGTCGGATAACTTCGCAGTTAAGGTGGTCGCCGCCTTCTGCAAAATATTGCTCGGCCCAGTCGCGGAAATTGTCCGACATGTCGCGCAAATACTTGCGATAAATAATATTACCCATGCGCGGCTCAATCTTGATGTTAAGCGGAGCGACAGAAAGGTAAAAGCGGACGCACTGCATAATAAAATTTATGTCTGCGGACCACTCGGCCTCTGTGTATTGAGCGCTAAAAAGATCCTTGTTAAAGTCATCGCGAATCGTGCGCGTTTCGTTGTAGTCGTTTTCCTCGCTACGCTGGTGGTAGTAGTCCGACATAACGACGTAGAGCATACGGCGGACGGTCGACCCGTTAAATTCCTTCGGGACGTAGTTTGTAGTAAATGCAAACTTCGGCGCTTCCTCGTAAGTAAGTGTATAGCTCTGGTTGTTTCTCGGGTTAATAGTCATGTCGCCCGTAATGGTGTCGTAGAGCTGTTTAATAGGAAAATATTCGTCTATGTCGTCGAAAAGTGATATATCAACGTGTCGACTTATACGCTCGGCCCAGAATTGGTTCTCAAAAAGTTTTGTATTTCGGCCTGGTAACGGCACAAAGTTGACGAATTGAGAAAGCGCCTTAAACATGAAGGATTTGCCGGAGCCGCCGTTACATTGGTCGTTCTCGCCGATCACGTTATCCATGACAAAAGGCGCCCAGGGGCGCGACGGCGATTTGAAACGGTGCATCATGTAGCCGATAGTAAAAATTTTGTTGATTAGGCACTGTTTCTGTTCCTGGATCTCGTCCGGGGTCAGGCCGTCGCCCTGTATGTCGAAACGGTGGGCCGCGCGGTACTCGTCGGCCTGTTCTCGTGTCATGTCTGCCAGGTTTTGTTCCAGCTCTTTGCGCCAGTATATACGCGACGAATTTATTAAATACCTGAAGTAATTAGACCCGTGCGGATTTATGGTAATATCGAAATCGGTGCTTTCTGTCTGGCCGTCTGGGTGTGTAATCGTAAACATGTTGTCAAGTAATTTAACGTCGTGGTCAATCACATTCTTGCGCCAAACATAACGGCCCGTTATGTCTTTCTTAGAGTCGTGTTTTACAATTCCGTCGGCTTTAACCTCCAGGGCAAAACGTGGAAAATAAAACCACTGTGCCCGGTCTGTGTAGTTGGTGAAATCCGGGTCGAGCTCTCGAAGGCCTTCCAGGCTTGCCGCGTTAAGAAATTGCGTGTTTGCTATAAGATTGCGGAGCTCGCGGTCGAGCGATTCTTCCTCTGCCCAGTTTTCAACGAAGGCGCGTATTTCTTTGGGCGTTACTTCTTCGACGATGTTACCCGTCACCTTGATAAACTGCGTATCCTTCTTGGTTTTATCTCTCAGGGTGTAAAAACCGTTAAGGTTAAGGAAATTTTTCAAGCAAATAAAGTCGATGTAAAATTTTCTTTTTACATTCTTGCCGTCTTTGCTGGTTTCTATCTTGACCGTCCAGAAACATGCTGGCGCTGCTCTATTGATCAATTTTTTAAAGTCGCTGGCCTCCGGGCGTAATTCCATCCAGTCGCGTAGATCTTTGCGGGGTTTTCCTCGATTGTCGCGGTATTGACTTAGATACTCGGCCGGTAGCCATACCGTGTGAATATCCATGAATTTTAACGCTAATTCGGTGCCGCGTCGTATGCCCGTAGCGTCGACGTCCGGAATGTTATACAATACTTCGACGTATCGCATAATTTCGCGGTATGTTTCTAGTTTAAGCTCGGCGGTTTCGGAGTTGAGCCACAAAGGAAAATAACCCTGTGAACGTGCGCAAAGCGAGTCGCGCTCTCCGGAGCATATAACGGCGGCCGGTAGCTTTTTTTCGATGTACGGTTTGCCCTCGTTTGCCGGATCTCTGGACCATGCGGCCTCTTCCTCGTCGTTCATGCGTCGGAAGGCGTCGCGGAGCTCCCAAAGGCCGTTAACGTAATCCTGTTGTTTCTTGCCTCGCGGGGTGTAGCTGAAACGGTAGCCCTTTTCGGGGTTCATAGGCTCGTAGAGCTTATAAAAACAGTCTTGCTTGCCGTCTTTATCAGTGTACCAACATTCACGCGCGAAAATCGGGAAACGCTCGTTAGAATACCGTAACGTAATACGACGATCCTTAACGCGGGCAAAGAATTTAACCGGTAACCAGTGAAGGGCGCGGAGGTGTTCGCGTGTAACCTTCGGCCCCATGACGCGACACATGTCGTCGGTGAAGTCGTCCAGTAACTCCCAAAACTCGTGGCCGTCCGGCATGTCGGCCGGTGCCTGCTCCTGTTGGATGTGCGGTTTATTTACTGACCTGTTCAGGCTATCCTGTACGCCGAAAATTTGGGCCAGATCCATGATAGCCTCGTTAAAATGCAGTCCCGTAGCTTCCATGTGTATCTGGATTGGATCCTTCATCTTACCGTCGTCGCCGAAATCTGTAACCCCGTAAACGGTCAGGCCGTCGCGCCGTTTTTGTAATTTGACGTATGCCGACGCCGTACTTTCTTCGCGTAGTTTTACGGCCTTTTTAGACCGTAACGCCTCGCGGACGTCTTTTATATGTAGTTCGAGAATACGGAGTCCGTCCTCTGTGGCTGCGTATATTTGTGCTGGCTTAATCATTAGTAACAGGTAACAGAGTTACAAAAATATCGGAAGGAATTTACCCCCCCATTTTTCGGAAAATTCGGGGGTATTCTGCCGGTTTATTCATTGCCGAAGATATTTAGCAGTATGCCATAGCCCCACGCCTGCAGCTTTTCTTCAATCTTGTGGCGGCTGCCGTTCTCCGGAACGGTAACGACACGCTCTACCTTGCTGAAGTGGTAGCCGAGGCGTCGGGCGTAATAGCGTAGATTATACAGTTTCTTCGGCTCTCTCATTAGAAACTACGGTATCAGTGTCGAGCATTTCGGCGATAACGTTACACGTCGCGTCGATAACGTCGGCGTTGGTCGCTTCCTTGCTCACTGTAAAGACGATTTTACCTTTTCCGGGGAAGATTGAAACGACGTGAAAAAATTCTACCTGGTTCATAGCGTCGGCCAATTCTGCAAGCGGCATATATAACGGAGTGTTTGCCGGTATTGTGTTCAGTTGGAGGGTTGCGGCCGATTTAACGCGCTCCAGTGTGGCATTGTGCTGGCCGAAGTTGATAATTTTTTTCATTTTTCGAGCTTGTTAAAGCCGCGCCGGGGACTGCGTTCGCCTTACAGCCACACCGGCGGGCTGGTTAAAAAATCTGTTTTCCTATTACTTCGTTAATCTTCTGTTTTGCCAGTTCCGGAATTTTCGTAACGCCGCACATCCAGTTATTAAAAATATTTGGCGCCACCATACATGCTTCAATTAACTGCTTGCGTGTCTTGGCATAATCACAGTAGCGCAAATTTTGCATGAAGGCGCGTAATTTTTCTGCATCAGCAGGATATCTTTTTTGCATATACTCTTGCATATTTAATTATTATCATATAAATTTATAATGCAAATATATAATTATATTATAAAATAAGTAACTATTTTACTGCTAATAAATGTTAATACATGGCTAACTTAATTTTAATCAGAGATTTATGCGAATTGCGTAAAATGACAATACGCGAACTGGCAGAACGTATTGGACGCAACGAAAGCACTCTGCAGGCTGCCATTCGCAAAGGAACCACAAACTCCACAACTATAGAATTAATAGCAAAAGAATTACGTGTCCCTGCTGGTTATTTTTTCGACGGTTGGGAAGACTCCAGTAAAGTAGATAATCTGACAAAAGAAAATGAACACTTGCGCGCTCTATTAGCAGAAAAAGAACGAACTATAGCTATTTTAATGAGCGATAGAAATAAATAAATGATAAAAATATCGGCACAAATTAGACACAAGAGCTATTTAATTTACTGATAATCAGCATATCTGAGGCTCCTGGTGGCACCACCCAAGTAAAAGTCAAATCGCTAATTCTTACAGAGTTGGCGATTTTTTCTTTTAGTCACTATAATAGTCACTATCTAAATCGCTATAAACCACGATAAATCGGCTTGATTAAACTGTATTAAAAAGTAGCGTTTAATTCTAAACCCAATTAAATTCTACATTAAATTCTCTGCAAAATAATAGTGACTATCGGCGTGGTGCGCTGAGATAGTCACTACTTCATTCTTACATTGTAAGTCGGGTGCCGGACTGACGGTTGTCGATGTCGTCGTAGCGGGTGCGGTTGCCGACTTCGTGCTCGCGCTTGTAGCCGGATGAGCCGGAACTGACATTGAGGGAAGATAGTGCGTTGGCAAG